CTAGAGATGAAGTAAAATTTTCTAAGTTTATTAATAGATTACGTCAAAGATTTTCATCTTTATTTTCAGATTTATTAAGAGTACAATTGCTTCTTAAAGGTATTATTAAAGAAGATGATTGGTACGAAATTAAAGATGCAATAGACTATATTTGGACAAGAGATTCTCATTTTGCAGAGTTAAAACAAAATGAAATTCTTAGAGAGCGACTAGAAGTTCTTTCATCATTGGATGAATACATTGGAAAATATTATTCTAACGAATGGGTTAGAAAAAATGTTCTCCGACAATCTGAAGATGAAATTGATGAAATGGATAAACAGATTAAAATTGAAACTGGTGTTGAGCCAGATGATGCAACAATTAATCCAGACTTATTGGATTATCAGGGAGATTAATAATGAGTATTTCTAAATCTAGTTTTCTAAATAATTATAAGAACAAAATTGTTTCAGCTGATAATTCAGAAAAAATCAATGAAGCAATAAAGTATGCTTTCAGACTTACAGATTTGTATGGTATTGAAAAAATAAACAAATCAATCCTAGAAGCTTCTGTTGAATTCAAGATTGATGAAAATGTAATAAGAGAAAAAATAAACGATGAATCATTTATATTAGACGAAAGGAATTACAATGAGTGATGAAATAAAAGCAAGCTTGGTACAGAATGTTATTGATAAAAAGTTTTCGCGTGCGAATTCAGATTTTGCAAATCTTATGAGAGATAAAGCATATTCTGCAATTGATGATTTTAAGAATGCATTTCAGTATGTTGCAATTCAGAAAAAAGAAGCAGAAGCAGCTGCATCTGAAAAGGAAGTAGAAAAAAAGGAAAAGTAAAATGGAAGAGGCTCTAACAATACAACAAAGAATGAAGCGTTCTCGTGTGATGAAAGCTAAAAGTGGTATTATTGCACGAAAACGTGAAAGAGCATTAAATAGAAAAGCTGACTCCAAGACATTACAAAAAAGAGCACAAAAAACTGCTAGAAATATTATTGCTAAAAAGATGTTGCAAGGTAGAGATAAAAGCGAATTGTCATTATCAAGTAGGGAGAATTTAGAAAAAAAACTTGGTAAGAAAAAAGGTGTAATTAACAAAATAGCAAAGAAACTTTTACCACAGATTAGAAAAAAAGAAGTAGAAAGATTTAAAAAGTTAAAGGAGAAATAAATGAAACTAATAACAGAACATACTAATGAAGTAGAGTATATTGTTGAAGGTAAAAACAAACAACAATATATTAAAGGTATCTTCATGCAGTCTGATATTCAGAATCAGAATGGTCGTGTTTATCCTTATAATGTTCTTAAAAAACAAGTAAAAGAATTTAATGAGAAATTTGTAAAACAAGATAGAGCATTAGGTGAACTTGGACATCCTTCAGGCCCCTCTGTTAATCTTGATAGGGTTTCTCATATCATCACAGAATTGCACGAAGATGGAAAAAATTTCATTGGTAAAGCAAAAATTATTGATACACCAAATGGTAAGATTGTAAAAAATCTTCTTGAGTCTGGTGTTCGTTTGGGTGTTAGTTCAAGAGGACTTGGTTCAATAAAAACAAATAAGTCTGGTGTAAATGAAGTACAAGATGATTTTGTACTTTCTACAGTTGATATTGTTTCTGACCCATCTGCTCCTGACGCATTTGTTAATGGCATCATGGAAGGTAAAGAGTTTAGTTTGACAGGTGAAGTTGAGTATCACATTCGGAAGGAAATTAAGAATACCGTAAAGTCTAGATTAGAAGAAAAGAAGATTAAACTATTTCAAAATTTTATTAAAAACTTATAAGTAATTTAAAGGAGTATTAAGATGGCTAAAGAAAATGGACAAGTTGAAGAAGCAGATATGATGGAAGACAGTGAAATTGAGAAAGAAATCGAAGAGCAAGCAAAAGATTCTAATAAAGAACTAGGTCTTCCAGCACTAGATGCTGATGATGGTCGAGAAGAATCAGAGGAAGATGGAGAAGGTGGAACATCTAAAGCTTCTGATCCTAAAACAAAGAAGTCTAAAGCATCTGCAAAAGCAGAAGCTAAAGAAGTAGAAGAGGGTGAACTTCCCCCTGCCTTGAAAAAAGCTATCGACGCTAAAAAGGGTAAAGATGAAGACGAAGATGAAGACGAAGAGAAGAAAGAAGAAATCGAAGTTAATGTTGACGAAGACGTTGCTGCTCTAGTAGATGGCGAAGAACTTTCCGAAGAGTTCAAAACAAAAGCTTCTACAATTTTTGAAGCTGCAGTTAAGTCTAAGATTTCCAAGATTCGTAAACAGATTCGTGAAGAGTCTAAGAAAGAGCAAGACGAGCGTATTGAGTCCATGCAAGAAGAGATGACAGAGAACATGGATAAGTACCTCTCTTATGCTACAAAAGAATGGATGGAAGAAAATAAACTATCAGTAGAAACTGGTGTTCGTAACGAAGTTACAGAGAGTTTCATTACTGGTTTGAAGAAGTTGTTTGAAGAGCATTATATTGATGTTCCCGAAGAGAAGGAAGATGTTTTTGAAAGTCTAGTTGTTGAAGTTGCAGAACTTGAAGAAAAACTAGACTCACAAACCGAGAAGCACATGGATACCGTGAAAGAATTAAATACATATAAGGCTGCTTCTGTATTCAAGACCGTTTCAGAAGGAATGGTTGATACTGATGTTGAAAAATTTAATGAATTGACTGAGGATGTTGACTACGATACTGACGAACAGTATGCGGAAAAACTGAACACAATTAAGAACAGTTATTTCAAATCAGACACAAAAGAAGATGTTGTAGATAACAAGAAAACTGCAGGCACTAATAATCCAGTTGTAGATGGAACAAGTGATAGTCGTATGGATAGTGTAATGAGTGCAATTTCTCACTTATCAAAAAATAATGGACTGAGCGAAGTTAAACTTAAATTAATTAAATAAATTTTAAAGGAGTAAGAAAATGTATTTATCAGAAACAATTCAGGAAAAATGGGCTCCAGTAATGGAACATGGCGATCTTCCAGAAATCAAAGATTCATATAAGCGTGATGTTACATTGCGTTTGTTGGAAAACCAAGAGAAGTTTCTTCAAGAAGCTGCACCAACAAACTCTGGTGTTGCACCTGCTGGTTCTAACATTGATGGCTGGGATCCAATTTTAATTTCTTTGGTTCGCCGATCTATGCCTCAGATGATTGCCTATGATGTTTGTGGTGTTCAACCAATGACAGGCCCTACGGGTTTGATTTTCGCAATGAAATCACAATATGTCCGAAATGGTGTTCGTTCAGAAGCACTCTTTAATGAATCTGAAACTGATTTCTCTGGCAATGCTGGTGGTAATAGTAATGCTAATTCAACACAAACGGGTTTGACAGATACAGTTAATCCTTTTGGTGCTGAGGCTGGTATTACTAATCACGTTAGTGGTGAGGGTATGACAACAGCTAATGCTGAAGCTCTTGGTGATGTTGAAGCAAGTAATGCTTTTGCAGAGATGGCTTTCAGTATCGACAAAATTTCCGTAACTGCACGTTCTCGAGCTCTGAAAGCTGAATACTCTACGGAGTTGGCTCAAGACTTGAAAGCAGTTCACGGTTTGGACGCTGAAACAGAATTGGCAAATATCCTCTCAACTGAAATCCTTCAGGAAATCAACCGAGAAGTTATTCGTACAATTTATTCAATTGCCCAATATGGTGCGCAGTCAGATACTACTAACGGTGGTATTTTTGATCTTGACACAGACTCTAACGGTCGATGGTCAGTTGAGAAGTTTAAAGGTTTGATGTTCCAGATCGAGCGAGACCGAAATGAAATTGGTCATGCAACTCGACGCGGCAAAGCAAACTTTATGATCTGTTCTGCTGACGTTGCTTCTGCTATGTCAATGGCAGGTATGTTGGAAACTGGACACGCACTGAATGTAGACGATACAATGTCAACTTTCGCTGGTACAATGAACGGTCTGAAAGTTTATGTTGATCCTTACTACACAGCCGGTGCTGGTCAGTTCTATGTACTTGGTTATAAGGGTTCTTCACCTTATGATGCTGGTATGTTCTACTGTCCTTACGTTCCTCTACAGATGGTTCGTGCTATGGGCGAGAACACATTCCAACCAAAAATCGGTTTTAAGACCCGTTATGGTATGGTTGCTAATCCATTTGTAGGTGATGGTTCTGGAGCCTTAGCAAGTGGTACTAATCAGTACTACAGAAAAGTTCGCGTTGCAAAC